GAAGAGGATTGATGCGTGTACTATGAGAGTAGGTCGTTACCCATCTATGAGAGAGGGTGGACCAAGTTGGTCAGGAGTGATTGCAGATACCAACGCACCAGAAGAGGACCATTGGTGGGCTATCATGGCAGGTGAAGTTCCTATTCCAGATTACATTCCTATTGAACAAGCACGTATGTTAGTAAAACCAGATAACTTTAATTTTTATACACAACCACCTGCAATGATAGAAGAGCATTCAGATGATGGTATTGTTATTGGTTATAATGAAAATAAAAATGCTGAGAATAAAAAGAATATGCTGAAGTCTTATTACAGTAATTTGATTCGTGGTAAGACTAAAAGCTGGATAGATGTTTATGTTATGAATCGACTTGGTTCGATACAGGAAGGTAAAGCTGTTTATCCAGAATTTATTTCAGAAACACATATTGCTACAGAAGAAATACCTGTTGCAGATGGCATACCTTTATACATTGGAGTTGATTTTGGATTAACACCTGCTGCTGTTTTTGGTCAAAAGGTTAGAGGTCGTTGGTTAATACAAGCTGAGATTGTAGCGATTGATATGGGTATTGTTCGTTTTTCTGAGCTTCTTAGACAAGAGATAGCAACACGTTTTGGTAATCTTGATGTATATATTTATGGTGACCCTGCTGGTGATTTCAGAGCGCAAACAGATGAAAGTACACCATTTCAAATTTTAAGAGGTGCAGGTTTACGTGCAACCCCTGCTCCTAGTAATAGTGTTGACCTAAGATTAGAATCTGTAACATTGCAACTTACTAAAATGTCTGAAGGTAAATCTGCATTTTTGATTGACAGAAGATGCCAAACTCTGATAAAGGGTTTTGAAGGTGGTTATTGTTACAAACGTATTCAAACATCTGGAGAACGCTATGATGAAAAACCAGAAAAAAATATGTACTCACATATCCATGATGCTTTACAATATTTATTATTGGGTGCAGGTGAAGGTAAGAAGCTAATGAACAATCAAGCACAAGCACAAGTTGTACAAGCAAATACAAGCTTTGATGTTTTTAACAGACGACCATCTATTCAACGTAAACCTTTTTGGAGTAGAATATAATGTGTAACCCATTGGTAGTTCTTGGTGCAGCAATAGGTCTTGTTGGAGGAGGAGCTTTGACAAGAGAACAAAACAAACGAGAAAGAATTGCTAGAGAAAATAGAGAAGCTGAAGCTGCTGCTAAACGTGAAGAAGATAGACTAGCATTAGAAGCAGAATTAGAAGCAGCAAGAAATCCGTCACAATTTACAACTGATTTAGCACCTGGGTTAGTATTTACTTCTGCTGAAGCAAGAGATAATTATATTTTAAATATGGGTAAAGAATCAGTAAATGAAACTATAGATAATAATACTGATGGAAATACTGGTGATAATACTAATGATGGTCCTGTTGCTATTGGTTATGATGAAAATGGTAATCCAATTTATGCTTCTGATTTAGAAACAAATATAGAAAATTTAGAAGGTCAACTTGAATCTTCTGCACAAAAAATAAAAAATCTTGAAGATACAATTAAAGAAATGGGTGATGGTGACCCCGAAGCAGTAACTAAAGAAATACAAAATGTTACTTACACAACTATTGTACAAGGCATTCAAGAAGAGCAGGCACAAATAAAAGCTAAGAAAGCAGAACAATTAAGAAGAACTCTTGCTCAAAGAAGAAGAATTGGTGAAAAAGGTAGAGCATCATTAATTACTGGAACTTCTGGTGGTATTGGTTATTCATCTGGATTAATAGATCAAACAGTTAAAACACCACCTAATATTACTATTTCAAAAACAGTACAATAAATTAAATGTATCAAGAAGAAAAACTTTTAAAAGTAAAAGAATCTATTAAAGAAGTAAGTAATAGAATAAATCCTTTACATCTTAATTCTTTGTTAAGAAAGTATGAGAAAGCTTCTAATCAAAAAGAAAACTATAAAGATTTGTTTGAGGAATGTTATGAATTAGCTTTTCCTCAAAGAAAAGGTTTCTACGATTCAACAGTAGGAGAGAGAAGAGATGAGAAAATTTTTGATGAAACTGCTGTCGTGGGTGTACAAGAGTTCGCCTCGAGGCTCCAGCAAGGGCTTGTCCCAAACTTCGCAAGGTGGGCAGACTTCCAAGCAGGTTCGGAAACCTCGCCAAACCAAAAAGAAAAAGTAAATAATGACCTTGATACGGTTACAGATTATGTTTTTGAAATAATCCAACAATCAAATTTTTCACAAGAAATACATGAATCTTTTATGGACTTGGCAGTTGGTACTGCTGTGTTAGGTGTTGAAGAAGGTGATGCAGTTAATCCAATTAATTTTTCAGCAATACCATTAACTGATGTTGTTTTAGATACTGGACCAGATGATAGAATAGACCATGTGTTTCGTGAAAGAGAAATGCGTTATTCTGATATACCAATTACATATCCAGATGGTTCTATCAATGAAGAATTGCAACAGCAAATATTAGAAAATGCAGATTCTAAAACAAGAGTATTAGAAATAGTTTGTAAAGACTATGAAAAGAAAAATGAAGAATCATATTATAAAGCTATTGTACATGAACCATCTCAATGTTTTATTGACTATAAAGATTTTTCTGGTCTTGGTTCTAATCCTTTTGTTTGTTTTCGTTGGTCTAAATGTGCAGGTGAGGTCTATGGAAGAGGTCCATTAATGAATGCTCTCTCTGCTATTAAGACTTGTAATCTTACAATTCAATTAATTTTAGAAAATGCACAGATGGCTATCTCTGGTATTTATCAAATGGATGATGATGGCGTTGTTAATCCAGATACAATATCACTTATGCCAGGGACTATTATACCAAAGTCACCAACAAGTGCTGGCTTACAACCTATTAATGCAGCAGGTAGATTTGATGTTGCACAGTTAATACTATCAGATATGAGAATGAATATTAAACGAGCTTTGTATAATGATATGCTAGGCAATCCAGATAGAACGCCAGCTTCAGCAACAGAAGTTGCAGAACGTATGGCAGATTTATCAAGACGTATTGGTTCTGCTTTTGGTAGATTGCAAGCAGAAATGGTACAACCTGTATTGCAAAGAATAATATATATATTAAAAAAACAAGGTCGTATTGAAATACCAACTGTTAATGGTAGGGAAGTTAAAATACGTTCTGTTTCTCCACTTGCACAAGCACAAAACCAAGCTGATATTACAGCAGTAGCAAGATGGCTAGAATTAATTCAAGGTGCTTTTGGTCCACAACTTATTAATATATTAATAGATACAGAACAAGTTGCTGCACAATTAGCTAGAAAGTTTGGTGTTCCAGATACTATGGTAAGAGATGAAGATGATAGAAAAAGACTTGTTGAAGCAATGAATGCTCAAATGCAACAACAAGCACAAATGCAAGGTCAGCAACCACCTATGCCTGTTGCTCCAGAAAGCTTGCAAAGATGACAAATCAATATATTTCTCTTGATGGTTTTCAAAGAAACAAAGAAAATGATGAAAAAATATCATTAGATATTCATGCTCTTTTTTCTACACCATCTGGTCAACAAGTTTTAAAATATCTTAAAAGTATTACAATAGAAACTGTAAATGGTCCTAATGTTACAGATATGGAACTTAGGCATCTTGAGGGTCAAAGATATTTAGTAGGTTTAATTGATAGAAGAATACAACACGCAAATAAAGTGAGGACATAATGAGTGAAGAAAAAACAGTTGAAGATGTAAGTAAAGAAGATGTTTCACGTGAAACAACATTGCTGGATACAGCAATGGACACACCGCCACCTTCTGAGAAAAAAGAAGAAACAACATCTGAAAGACCTCCATGGTTGCATGAAAAGTTTGGCAAACCAGAAGATTTAGCAAAAGCATATGATGAATTATCTTCTAAAATATCTGCAAAAGAAACTGATTACAGAGCAAGATTTGAAAAAGAATTAGAAACAAAACTTAATGAATCTCGACCAGCAAAACCTTCAGATTATAAAATAAATGAAGAAACACAAAAACTTCTTGATATGGGTGCAGTACCAGATAATAAACTAATTAATTGGTGGGCTGAACACGCACATAAAAAAGGAATGAATCACGAACAATTTAATGAAGGTATTAATATGTACCTTGAACAAATTTCAGAAATTATACCAACTGTTGAAGGTGAAAAGAAAAAACTAGGCGAAAATGCAGATGCAAGAATAGAATCTGTATCTTTATTTGCAAATAAATATTTTGATGAAAATACATTGCCAATTGTGCAATCAGTAGCATCAACAGCAGATGGAATAAAAATGTTAGAATACATACAAGAAAAAAGTAAAGATATGCAAATAAGTTCTAATGATAGTGTAACAAGTGTAACAAATGAAGATGAATTAAAACAATTAATGTTATCTGAAGAATATTGGAATCGTTCTAAAAGAAATCCAGAAGTTGTTAAAAAAGTTGAAGATGGTTATAAAAGATTATACAAATAGACACATTTTTTATAAAAACAATAACTTTAAAATGATTTCAGCATCTATTGTAGATGCAGAATATATTGCAAATAATATGCGTAAAGATGATGTACATGAGTGTGAAATATTTAACGCTACACCTTATGAATCAGTTTCACAACCTATTATTCATAATCCAGATGAAACATATTCAATAACAATTAATAATAAACTTGTATGTTTATGTGGAACAGCACCTATACCAGAAACAAATATGGGTTCTATTTGGGGTTTAGGAACAGATGATATTGATAAATATTTTGTTTCTTGGTTTAAAAATACAAATAAAACAATAGATATTATGCAAAAAAACTATGAACAAGTAACAAATGCTATTCCATTATCTAATAAAAAATACATAAGATGGCTAAAAA